AAAGCTCCGTTGAAGAAGCCCTGATCGAAATGTATTTAGCCGGCGTTTCTGTCCGCCGGGTGGAGGACATTACGGAAGCCCTGTGGGGGACGAAGGTTTCTCCCTCCACCATGAGTCTGAAGCCGAAGTGGTTCGCTCTGTCTTTGAGATGTACCTCCAAGGCAAAAGCGTGCTCGGCATTATCCGGGAGTTGGAGGCACAGGGTATCAAGTCCCCCGCCGGAAAAGATAAGTGGTGCAAGCGCAGTATTGACACAATGCTAAGTAATGAAAAGTATTGCGGTGATGTGCTGATGTTCAAAACATACAATACCGGTTATCCCCAGGCCAAACGGCATGTCAATAACGGAGAGAAGGATCAGTTCATCTCGATTGGCAATCACCCGGCGATCGTCTCCAAGGAAACCTTTTCAGCGGTCCAGGCGGAAAAGGAACGTCGCAGCAATGTCGTTAAAGCCGAAAGCGGCAGCAGCAGAAAGCCAACACATTATAGCGCTAAACGGGACAGCAGGCAGACTGGCGCAAATAATACAGGTGAAAACTCAACCAATGAAATCTAGCCTAATGATATCTTAAAATTTCTTCAATTTATTCAGAGTAGGCTATTTTATTGTTTAGTTCCTCTCCTTACAGGGACAAGCAATACGCTAGATTAAATTCCCTGCTATACCTATACCTGTGAACGATTTATCAAAAGATTGAACGTTTCCTGTGCCCGGTTTCACTTTTCCCACTTTTCTCCACAAATGCCTAAAAATAACGTAAAAAGCTGTCGGGCCTTGCTTCCGGACAGCTTTTTTGCGAACATATTATGAGGGAAAAGTCCTGCATAGCGGGTCCTTAGAATGAAAATAAGGTAGCTTGCCATTGTATCAATGACAAGCTACGATAGTGGTGGAGCTGAGGGGAGTCGAACCCCGATATAATAAACACCAAGTGTCGCTAGCTGGTATTATGTTAATTAGAATACCACAGTTTAAGCAAAAAAACCACCATTTAATTAAAAAGTGGGTACAAAGTGGGTACTGACAAAGTTGGTTAGTGATCGCAGTCCGCAATACCCATAGCAAAGTTGATTTTAAAAATTTGGCAGGACAAATTATAGCCGGTAACTACATTTAGTCTACGATATATCGTCATTGAGTCGGCATTAGCTCGGCACTAACTCAAAACCGGGATATACGGAATTTACAAAAACGACAAGAATAACGCGGTAACTTCGACCGAATAGAACAGGGTTGCGGGACGCATCACATAATGGATGCGATGATTCTGCCCATCGTTGCGAGTGCCAAGCCAATGCAAACAAGCGTTGCTGCCACCTGTAATATTTTGGCAAAATTGCCTTTGCCGACTGCCGACAGCAGCGAAGCCCCCACCCAGCTGCCGATGCCAATGCCAACAATCTGGAGTATCACCGCACCGTCCCCGGAAAAAGCAATTTTTAGTAGTTCGTTCATTTAATTTACCCCCTTCGAAAAGAAGTCTTGTATGCCCTGGAGACGCAGATCTATCCACTCTATCCATCCGCACACTATGCCAATAATCATGAATAGCGCAATACCCCAGGAACAAATTTTAATGATGCTGCCTAGTTGCTTTTGCCCCATTACCTGCATCAAAAGCTGGAACACATAGCCGACTATCACAATTACGATAACCTGCACTATCGTATCCATCTGGCAGTCACCTCGCTTATCATTTCTGGCAGATGGTAGACTTTGAAAGTCAGGCCGTTGCGGTTCTCGCTGGCTATAAGCCGTTCCACCAACCGACAGCGGCTGGCTTCTTCGCAAACACAGAGGATGGACGGAAATTTTTTTGCCGTCTGCACCCAGCTTTCGGACTCCCAAATATTTGATTCATACAGATCATTGTACTTCACGATTTTGTCAAAGGTGTTCTTGCTTCGATCAACCTCGACAAAGGAATATTCTACCTGCCCGGTGAACTTATTAGACAAGCCAAAAAAAGCGTCGGCGCGGACAAACTTATAGTCCTTTTCATCCTCCCAACGATAAATGGTCTGCCACGACTGCAATCCGTTGAGAGTGTGGATGTAAACCCAGTTTACGGCTATTAGGTGCTCCAATCTGCCGCTTTTTTGGCTTGTATAATATGCGTAGCTTCGATCAGTTGAGGTATAACATCGCTTTAGGAGTTTCAGATCATGCAGCCGCTTCAATCGTTGGGCTGCTTTTTTGTCCCCATAAGCAAAGGGGAAATGCAGTGCGGCAACCTGCGCAGAAGTCAGCACCCCCAGCCGCTCGATGTCCCGCAAGATATCCTTATCGCGCTGGCAGCCTTTTTGTACGTTGTTCATCATACCACCCCCTTCTAATGGTCATCCGTTTTAGGTTTGCTTCGCATTGCTTCACTGACATATACATGCTTTGCACGATCTCTTCTCCTTCCCACTTAAACACCGCTCTGCCGGGGATGTTCTTAGCGATCTTATCGGCGGTTGATGAGCCCAGCACTATACGGCTGTTGGTATCATCTGCTACGGAAAAACATAGTCTGGCTGGCAGCAAAGCGCGTGTCTTGGCAAAGTCTTTATATAGAGTTGCGTCTGGACGCTGTGTAGACAGAACCAGATGGATTCCTGCTGCACGGGATAGCCGCGCCAAACGATTAAGAGCGGTTTGCGCGTCCTTGTCGTCCAGCTCGGCCAACTCGTCAACCACCAGCACTATATAGGGCATATCTCCATTATACTCTGATATGTTGCGGCATCCAGCATCACGAAGGATAAAGAGCCGCCGGTCTAGTTCGCGGTTGAGGTATGCCAGCAGCCGGGCAGCTTCGCGTTCATCATCTACGATCAGGCAGTGTTCAGCAAGATAAAAATACTCCAGCCGCTTTAAGTCGATTACCGCCACCCGGATATTGCCCTTCTCGTTGTTCTTCTCCAGCAACCCTGCGATCATGATATGCAGGAAGGTTGATTTCCCGCCACCAGTCTGCCCCGCAACCATCATGTGCGGGAAGCTGGCCAGATCGTATTGCAATGCCTTGCCGCGATGGTCTACGCCGGGGAAGATCGGCAGATGCATCTCATTTTTTTGATAGGCAAAGGGCGCAATTTTAGGTAGCTCTGCCGTGTGAATATCCATCGTGAGGGTATTTCCCTTATTGGCCAGAAATATCTGCCCCTGCGCCTGTTCCTCAAGGTACTGGAGCCTATTTTCGATCTCCTTCCGGCTGATTCCGGCCGGCAAGTTGAAGATTAGTCGCGCCCCGTAGTCTGTCTTAATATCCTTGATCAGTAATGGTTTCAGTCCGGCCTTATTCGTCAGTTCCAACGCGTCAATGGTGTCCATGATGCGCGCCGCGATGGTGTGGTCTTTGATGATCTCCAACTCCCCTATCTTCAGCGGCGGTCGATGCCGCCAGCCAGACTTGAGGGCATCAACGATTGGCGTCAGCAGGTCTTCTTCTTGCTTCATTCTCTCTCTCCTTCCGCATTTCTCGCCTGATCATGTCCTTGATTATTGCTGTGGGGCTGCTGAATTGCTGTAGCCAATTATAAATGTCAACCTCGTTGCGTTTAAAAGATAAGTTTATCGCCATACGCAAGCCCTCCACCTCCTCTTTTTGGGTAGTTCAGAATATGCCCAAGAGGATGGAAATATGCGAGAATTTGCGCCACGCAAATAAAAAGCCGCCCCCAGGAGTTATCCCAGGGGCGGAGAGAGAGGAGGCTTGCCGGGTGAAAAAGTAAGCCCCGGCAAGAGTGATATTCATTATTATTTGTTCCATATATGGAACAACGGCAGCGCGCCCGCCTCTTATCGCCGTATCAGCAAACTGCCGTACCGGCCCGCCCTGCGCCGCCCTATTTGTTATTGTGATGGGACCACTAAACCACAAAAAATATGCTTTGACAGGTCCAATGCATTGTGTTAAAATTATCATATAAACAACGAGGACCACAATGAAAAAGGAGGACAAAATGAACAACGTCCAGCATATGCCAAAGGCTACGCACAGCGGGGACTGGGTCATTGATGCCGAAGCAAATATCAAAGTGCAATGCTATGTCATGGACAACGGGGAACGTGTTTTATCGCTTCGCGCTTCTTCTCGCGCAATGGGACTTGTTGGAGCAGGTAGCACGGCATTGGTCCGCAATCTTAATTCCAAATGGATATCCCCTTATTTGTCGGCGGGATTGAGGGATTGGATGTACCACGCTTCACGGAACGAGTTGCCAGATTATATAACGGATACCGGACAAAAATTCACCCCACTCGAAGCCTCATTATTTATTGATGTTTGCAAAGCATATGTGGATGCATTGCATGACGGTGCAATTTCCGGTAAACAAGAAGATATTGCCCACAGAATGTTTGCAATTATGACGGCGTTCGCAAAAGTTGGGCTTGTTGCGATTATCGATGAAGTTACCGGCTATCAAGATGATAGAGACAGAGCCGAGCTTCAGCTTATCTTATCCCAATATATCAGCGAAGAACTTATGCCATGGACCAAGCGTTTCCCGGACGAGTTTTATAAGCAAATGTTTCGGCTAAAAGGATGGGAATACAAAGGAAAGCCCAAATCGCCATACGCCGGTAGACTTACGGACGAATATATATATAAGTATCTGCCAGATGGTGTTTTGAAGGAACTCCAGTCAAAGAACCCAAGGGATTCCGCGACAAGAAACAGAAAGCACCGTCATCATCAATATCTGACAATTAATACGGGAGCAAAGCACCTAGACAACCAACTTCAGCAGACAATGGCGCTTATGAAGGCTTCTGATTCCTGGAAAGAATTTGATAGGCTTTTTAAAAAGGCCATGGGAAAACCATATCAAACCGCATTAGATTTTGATGGTGATTAAAATAATAGCACGTTGTGGAGGCAGAACTTTGCTGCCTCCACTTTTTACTTGTAGGCCAGGTTCATGGTCGGATTCTGTCCGTCCCAATCGATCTTCACAGGTAACAGCTTTTCAATATCCCGCAGCTTAATATAATTAGCCCCGTCCACGTTGACGGCCTCAACCTCGATAAGATTGCCGGTATCCAGACTCTTAACCTTAACGATTTTGATTTCCACGTCTTCTTCCTCCCCTTCATATTTCGGCAGGCCGTAACCCAATACGCCCGATACCGCGTTCCGCTTCTTCCGCTCCACCGCCCCGCCGTTGGTCTGGCTGACGCTGGAGGTGTTGCCCTCTATCGTGCTGATCATGCCGCCGCTGTAGCTGGTAACGATGCCCACATGATCAGCTGTGCCATTGCCGTTGAAGTCATAGAACACGATATCCCCCGGCTGAGGCGTGTAGCCCTTCGCGGACCGGAAGCGGCCCTGCTTCTTGTAGAAATCAACCCCATGCGGGACGTAGGAGAATTTAGGGATAATCCCGTTATTTATTCCCGTTTGGGCCGCGCACCAGGAAAGGAAGATAGCGCACCAGGCTACCTCGTCCGCACCGTACCATACGCCGAACTTGTTTGAGCCATTGGCGGCTTGCTTGTACCCTACTTCCTTCGCAGCAATCGTTAGGATTTTCTCTTTTTGCGTCATATGTTACTTTCACCTCATTTTCTGCCCATATAAAACCCTTCGCCCCCTCTTTTTCGTGGCTCAGAGGGGCTTATATTAGGCCACTAAAATCGCAGCTACACTATAAGATTACTCTTTTGCGCCAAAGTAGCCGCCTCGATTTTGCTTGTAAGCCAAATCTCTACGTCCCCGACGATTTCCGGCAAAGCCTGTAACGCCGCCACCCCCATTATTTCCTGTGCTTTTAGTTTTGCCAATCTCAGAGCCTCTTTTGCCGATTCCTCGGTCCATTCACCGTTTTTCTTGAGCGTTAAAACAAATGTCTGCATGACCTCCGCTACGGCGGTTGTTACAGCGTCATTCGCCATGTCGAAGTATCGCTGTAAATTTTCGTTATGCACTTTCTCTTTGAAGTACGCCGAGATTCCCCGACCTGCTGCCACGATAAGCGGTATAATAACCGATGTTATCAGCACGGGTAACGCGATGTTCAGAATTTCAGAAACAGACATATGTACCTTACCTTTCCGCCGCCTTCAGCGGCACTTCACGCGGCAGCACATCTTCCAGATCTTCCAGCCGCCGCCCGTGGGACTTGATGTCCCGCTCTGCTATCGCCATCCGCTCGATCAAACAGTTATGCTTGTCCATCTTCTTTTCCAAGGCACTGATGCGCCACATGGCAGCTCCCCAGGTGGCGGCCAACCCGATCAGGTAGACCACGATATCCCCGCTTAACTGCATTTCTCCCATCTTCCCGCCTCCATCATTTTCTTATTCGCTAATCGTTTTAATTTCCGCCTCGATCTGCCCCGCCAGTTCTCCCCCGGTAAGGAACATAGTTGTATGATCATAGTAAGTCTGCAGCGGTACCGGATCGCCCAGGGTGATAACTGGCTCTGCGAGGATGTATGAAACTATTACAGGCGTACCTGCCATATACTCAGCATTAAGCCAAGAACGCCATGTAGATAAATCCGGGATTAATGTTGAATCAACGCCAAACCACATGCGAGGCGCTACGCTGCTGCCCCAAATATAATCAATACTATTCGAAATACCTCTACGAAAATGGGACGACACAAATACATTAATTCCTGATACACCGATAGAAGAATAATTACTATACGCAATGCGGCTTCCCCAGGAAAATATTTCGTACGTAAACCCTTCCTGCCCACTTCCAGTAAAGGTGTACACTACCATCCTCTGCGTCTGTCGGCTCCTTGGCATCCCATCCACCCGCGCATTCGGCTCATAGATATCAGGATATCCTGGCAGTCCGCCGAGTTCGGGTAGGACTATGGTCTTGCCGGTATAAGGGGCGTAGGCGGTGGCAGTAGAGCCAAGCTCAAGCTGCACGTTACCCATGTAGGCAAAACCGCCGCCAGCAGAGACTAATTTTATTTTACAAGCCTCAACTACAGCTGGTACATTGAGGGTCAGCGCTTGAGTGCCAATATAATCACCAGACATACTCCATTTAAAAATACGGGCATTCATATTCGAGGGATTTGATTGTACTATATATCCAGCAGCAACGGGAATATAATAGGTGGTCCTCTGTTGTGCCATACCACTAGCAATCGGTAATCCCGTAGATGTATCAAACGTCCCGTTTTCTATGCGGGTTATATCAAATAGGTTCTTCCCACTTATCGCTAGGCTCCCCGTCATCTTATTTTCCGTCAGATACGGGTAACTCGGCGCGGGCGCGGTGATCCCCAAATCCGCCAGCGTCAGCTCTGGGGCGTTGGATGTGGCGACATAGGTTAGGGTTAGGTCCGTGACGATCTCGGTTTCCGCAACATAGTAGATCGTATGCCCTTCGGTTAATTCACCCGTGTCACTCATATATTCCGTTTCGATCGTTTCTCCGGCGTAAGATGCAATTACGTTAACATTCGTCCTACGCCTACCCCACCTGGCTATCAGATCAAGCTCTATCTTGTCTTTGTATGTGCTAATCCCCCGTAAATCATCATCCAGCGTCAATTCCCACCAGCCCCCTGCAGGGTCAGCGATTTTGTACGTGCCTGCCGGTATCTGTGTGGTAACGGCGGCGGGATACTCAGGGCTGGGGCTGGTGGCCGTATAGGTCGTGGTGTCAGTCGTGAGTAGGCCCTTGCCGTCAAACCAGCTATTGGGGTACTGGGCAAGCATGGCGTTGATCTGCGCGACGGTTGGCTCATGTCCTGCGCCGAAGATGGCGGTGAGATTAAAACAAGATACATATTGCACTTCCATGATTTTCCCGTCTGCCGTAGCAGCATCGGCATATTGATGGTAAAATTTTACCCTTATATTACCGCCTACATCTGCGGGCTGCGTTGCAACAAAACTTAATCTGTACCAGGTATTTATAGTTGGCAACGCTAATTCATGGTTTTGATCTGTTCCGGATACAGATCCATCAATACTTATTATGATTTTCTGGCACTCACTATTAGTAACGCGGCACAATATAGATAAATACACTTTTTGATTTGAGGCTGCAAAAATTGTTGTGTCTTGATATACGCCTAGCAAGAAAGATGATGCATTACCTGTCACTAAAAGCGTATTTTCTACAGCCGAGAGTACACAGTTCGATGCTGCCCATCCCGTAGCACCATCCGAAAAATCCCCATTCTGGACCAGGTTCGTACCCCACACTGCGGGCGTCTGACTCAGCTCCCCCTCCTTGCCCCGCCAATCCGCCACAAACTGAGATTGCCCTTTGATCGCCGGGCGCAGGACGGCGTCATAGGTGTCGGCAAGGCTGATCAGGTTGCCCTGGTAGGTGGCCTTTTCGTACCCTGCGAACTTGGTATCGCCCTTGTAAAACTCAGCCGGTCCGTAATCGCCTTTTACAAGCAGAGCTTTTGACGCGCTCACATGAATACTCATGGCTATTCCTCCTGGTCAGGGTACACCAAGTAGTAAGTATCCGGGTCCTTGACTGCCACCGCAAACTGGCTTTCCGTCATCTCAACGAGCCGGTGATTGTTGATCATCGCGGCATTAGCGGCATTGTTGGCGGTGGTCGCGTTCCCGGCCTGTACCGCGTAAGACGCGCCCCATACAACCCAGTTTGCAGCAACGGTAGGGTCGTTACCCAAGAGCTGCCAGGTCTTGGTGATGGTAGGTATACCGTCGATATCCTCAACCAGTTCGGCCAAATCGCCGCGCTGGGCGTTCAGGCTCGTCAATTCGTCCGCACTGGTCACAACGTAGATTTCCTGCGTGGCCGTAGCCGGGATATTGTCGATCAAGATTTTTCCGTCAACCATTACAGGTATATCAGTGCCCAGCATTGCCAGTGTGTCAGCCATAGCCTGAGTAGTCACCTGCTCTGATTCAGCAGCATTCTCCTCCGATTGGGCGGCGGCAGCGGCGGAAGCCTTTGCGGAAGTGCCGGCGGAAAGCACCCCGTCTAACCACTCAGGTTCAATTTCAGGGGGCAGCCCTTCGTCTTGCAGCGACTCTTCCGTATATGTATTGACAATTGCTGTTTTCCCGATAATATCGCCTGAATATAACCGTAGCTCTAGCCGTCCGTCACCCGAAACGGCTAAATCTGTTGCAGTAGGCCACCACGCTATAAGCTCTGTGGTGGCATTTACTATCACAGGATATAGCTCCCCATCCGGGCGGTAAAAAACAACGCTGATTGTAGCGCCGGGATAGTCTGCCAACCAGGACGATACATCAAACTCTATTGCGGTATACTCGTTTTCACCGGCACGCCCAAGTACAATAGTATTTGGCATATTATTGATATCGATTAACATTTAGTCACCACCTAACCAACCTTCGCATTTCCTTACGCCTGATACGGCTCCCCGGTGATCTGCTCGTACTCAGCGGCGCTGATCACGCCCTTCTTGACGTAGATTTTCAGCATAGCCAAGGTGATGCGCCCGGTGGCGTACCGTTCGACTAATGTTTCATAGCTCATGATTACACCCCCTCTACGTCAGGCATCTGCAGCACCACCAAATCCTCCAGGGCGTCCGCGATCCTGGTTTCGTCGGTATAGTCCGGGTCATGGGGCGCGTCCTCAAAAGCCTCGATGGCGTCCAGATGCTCCCGCTCCGTCACGCAACTGCTGAAATCACAGCCCTGCGCCGCGTAATGCGCCAGCGTGGCCGTGTATTCCATCATCACGCAGCCGTTGACTACACCGCCGCCCACGACGAACTGTACCCCCTCCAATCCCGCCGCGGGGTAGCGCGCGATCCACTCAGCCGGGGCCAGCGCCTCGCCGATGGGCGTGATGATTGGCGTCTGCTTGTCCCAGATCACATATCTTGCCATTTGTTTTCCTCCTTTAATCTGCTTGATAGACATCGACAACTGCGGAAACGGAGCCTGTATTCCCTCCGCCGAATAAAGCGTAATTCCCCACGCCGGCCGCTGCCAAAGTCTGTCTTGCATCGCTCAGCGGCGTCGGTGTACTACGGGTAAGGCTGGTATCATAAGCGTCCACGGCAGAAAGATCGGGACCCCCTCCACCAAACAAAGCAAAATTTCCAACCAATGCGGCAGCTAGTTTGAACCTTGCACTACTCAGCGGCGTCGGCGTACTGCGAGTCAGACTGGTATTATAAGCGTCTACCACTGCGCTGGAATAAGGGTCTTCGCCGGGATTCCCTCCGCCGAATAAAGCGTAATTCCCCACGCCGGCCGCTGCGAAACTATGCCTTGCCTGACTCAGCGCCGCGGGAGTGCTGCGGGTCAGACTAGTATCATAAGCGTCCACCACTGCGCTAGGAGAACCGGTGCTTCCCCCTCCACCAAACAAAGCATAATTACCAACCGATGCCGCCGCCAAACTATCCCTTGCTACGCTCAGCGGCGTGGGCGCGCTCCTGGTCAGGCTGGTATCATAAGCGTCCACAACATTGCTCCTTGAGCCGATGCCTCCTCCGCCGAATAAAGCGTAATTCCCCACGCCGGCCGCTGCCAAAGTCTGTCTTGCATCGCTCAGCGGCGTCGGTGTACTACGGGTAAGGCTGGTATCATAGGCGTCTACCACATTGCTATATTCGTACCCGCCGCCGAATAGGGCGTAATTCCCCACCGATGTTGCTGCTAGATGGCTTCGCGTAACGCTCAGCGCCGTGGGCGTACTGCGGGTCAGACTGGCGTCGTAGGCGTCTACGGCAGCGCTAAAATACGGACTGCTGCTGCCTTGCCCTCCACCAAACAAAGCATAATTACCAACCGATGCCGCCGCCAAACTATCCCTTGCTACGCTCAGCGGCGTTGCCGTACCATAGTAGCTTAATTCCGGATCGGAACTAAAACAGAGCCGGGCGATATTTTCCACGCCCATATACCCTTTTTTGACCTTGCGGGCCAGGTTATCGACGCCTATGTAAACCTTTTTAACCTTATGGGCTACCCCGGAAACGCCAACGTATGCTACTTTGGTCATGCCACCGCCCCCTATTCAAAGACAAAATACACCTCTCCAGTGGCAAGTTCAGAGCTTCCGGCAGTCAGATCAGCGGTGCCATAGCGGACTTTTCCTGATATTGCCGGATATTGCAATATTTCATGAATACCGCCGGCGTCCAAAGAAACCACGCATAGTTCAAATTCATAGACAGAGCCTGCGGAGTTAATATCATCCTGTGTAAGCGCCGGGAACGAATTAGTGACGCTATATTCGACCTGAACCCCGATCTGCTCAAACACTTCGGAAGTGGCCGGTTTAGTGGTATCGATAACGATTTTGACCCTGGCATACCCGCTGGTCGCGTCATCAATAACCACCGTTTCGATGGAAGCCGCCTCGAAATAGCGGCCACAGACCATTATTCCTCCTGCGGCGATATACAGATTTGCTCCGGAGTGCGTCAGGCCACAGCCGGTTACGATGCCGTCAGATAATATCTTGCGGTGTATTCTTCCGTCGTTTTTTGCTGTGACGGACTGATTGTCAAAGGTTACTCCTACAAAGCTCATTACATCATCTCCTTTAGCCTATCGGTCAATGTTACCGCTAATTCCCCCGTCTTATATAAAAATCGGCTGTCGTTAGAATCCAGCCGAATTACTGAAATATAAGATTGCAATACGGAACTGCCTAATTTCAACCGAACCGTGGAATAAAAATCGTAGCTTTCCGCCGACCGAAATTCTATCTTATGAGAATGACTATTCTTGGCAAATTCATTAGCCACCTCATCAGCAGCGGTAGCATCCACACTCAAATGCAAAGAACTCCAAGCCCCCGCAACTCTTGCCGCCGGTGCAATCGTCGTTATGCTACCGTCAGCATTTAAATACCACGTTTCCTGTATATAGCCACCAGTTCCATCATCCTGTAATGTTGTAATCTTGGCGATAGAAGAATCGCTGATTGATTCCGAAATCTTTTCGTGTCTACCGTCGTTAAAAACGATTTGAGAAATTTTCGGTGCCTTTAGCGCGATATTCACCTGTAGAATATCACCTAATACCGTAAATGTAACATATACGTTTTTCACTCGGCGGACCTTGGCAATATATGATTTTAAGGAATAGAAACCGTCATCAATATCAGGCTTGATAAAGCCCGTCGCATCAGTATGCGTAATCATCAGATATGGCATATCATACTGAAGGTCGGAAACCAATTTGTAATTATCAGTAAACGCGGACGCAATAAACGACTCAACATAGACCTCATCACCCGGATATACCAAACCGCGTTGAAAAAATGTCAAAATACTTTCGCAAATAATTTCTGCCGTGTTTTGTTCCCCAGGTGACGCCGAAAGTATGCGGCCAATGAAATCCCCGAAAACAAGAAAGTCGCCGGGGTTTATGTTTACCGCTCCAATCGCAGTTAAGGTTGACTGTTCGTCATAAATTGAATTCAAGGCAATGTCATAGTCCGATATTGTCAACGTGTCATACGTCTTAAAGTCAGCAAAACGCTTCACAAATGCTTCCATTTTTAGACCACCTGATAGTAATTGTAGATTTTAATTATAGCGGCATTCGTAATTGCTGTTGACGATGCTAAGCGTATTTCACACGTTTCCCCCAGGGGAATCCGTCCAAAGACCTCTTTAGAAATATCCACAACATCGATTAAATCAGTAATCGTACCGTCAACTGCCATTTTATATACCCGCGAATTTAAATACTCGCAGGTATAAAACAGCGTATCTAACGAACTAAAGCTGCCGGTTATTGCGCAATCCCCATATATAATCCCGGAACTTATGCCCGTCAATGTGATAGCAGGGTTTGTCAGAATACCGGTATATTCCAGAGAATAAGCCGCTTCTTCATGGCCGATCGTTGAAGCCTGAACTGCAGAATTCTGGCGAGCTGCAGGGTATACATATGAATAGCTATATGGATATCTTTTATAGCCAGATGTAGCAGGTGAAATGGCGGTTGCAACTGGTGTAGCCGTGTACCACGGAGTAAGGGGAAGGAAGGAGCATGGGGTTTCAAGAATATCAAAGGCAGTCTTTTGTGTTTTGGTGATATAGTCAAGTTCGACCTTTCGGTGATATTCAATATCTGCAGGTTTATAGATAAAATAAAGGTCATGCCCTTTGTGTAACCAATCCCCTAGGCTTCTAAAGTCGTTGTATGGGTCTGCACCGTGGTTGTAAAAAAACAAATCCCCGGTTATTGGGATTTGCGGCCTGATGGCACCAGAAATCTTTTTGAAAAATCCTCTCCTGATATCCACGCAACCAGGGGAAGCAATCTCCCCTAGCCCAGACGGATTGCGGAACTCAATGTAGCTTCCACTCGGCGCCTTATTTAAATCCTTTCTTTCGCCAATGCTGTTTTCAAGGTAAAAATAGCTCATTTAATCACCCCTAATGCGGCGTTGAACTTTTGGCATAGGTAGTCTACCTCGGACTGGCTCAATGATTTAGGATAAATGTTTATCGTCGTTGTTGCCAAAGCACCATGGGTATAAGGGTTCTGATCGGCGGGTATAACAGCCTCGCCTTTATGAATTAGCGCAAGTCCTGTTGCAGGAACATAAGGAGTGCCAACATCATAACTTGGGAACCTGTATGATGGACTCAAATTTGCCTGGTTGGCTTCGGATTCAGCATTGAAAAGATTGTCAAGAAAATCACCAATTTTATCGATAACCCCATCAATCGTATCTTTAAATCCATTAAAAATACCAGTAACCGCCCCTATTTTATCGGAAATCCAATCCTTAATGTTTCCAAAAACCTCCTCCACTTTATCCCACAGGCCGGAAAAGGCGGTTTTAGCCTTATCAACAAGGTCATTGACCCAACCCAATACATCTTCTTTAAACCATTTCCAAACCCCGGAAATAGCATTCGTGACGCTATCAACCTTCGTTTTGATAGCGTCCCACGCATCGGAAAAGGTCTTTTTTACCTTGTCCCAAAGCTCAGTAAAAAATGCCTTGATAGTATCCCAGTGTGAAATCACCAGACCCATCGGCGTGTAATTAAGAAACATACTCTTGATCCATTCCCATGCGTCAGAGAATGCCTGCTTAACGCTTCCCCATAAATCGATAAAGAATTGTTTGATTTCTTCCCAACGGGAAATAACCAGCCCAGCCGGAGTATAGCTCAAGAACATATCTTTTACCCACTCCCAAGCATCTGAGAAGGCAATCTTGACATTATCCCATAGGTCAATGAAGAATTGCTTTATTTCCTCCCAATGCGAGATAACTAAACCGGCAGGGGTATACTTTAAAAACATTTCCTCAATCCATTCCCAGGTATCGGTAAAGATTTCCTTGACGCTCTCCCATAGGTTGACGAAAAACTCTTTAATCGCGTCCCAATTGGTATAGATGAGATACGCAGCTGCAGCAATGGCCGCAATAGCAGCAAGGGCAAGCCCGGCAGGGGATATCATAGCCGACAATGCACCCATTAAGCCCTTGCCAGCCGACAAGGCTTTACCGGCGGCCCCTACGCCTTTAATCAAACCGCCTATGCCGGATGTTAGTTTTCCAACAACGGAAAACACCGGCCCAATAGCAGCGGCGGCAAGAGCCATCTTGACAATCATTTCCTTTGTGCCGCTGTCTAGTTCGCTGAACTTCTGCACCCACTCATTAATCTTTTGGATAACGGGGGTAATCATCGGCAACAGGGTTTCGCCTAGCGATGCGGCTAAATTCTTGGCTTCTGTCACCATCGTCCTAAGGGAACCAGAAGCACCGTCTGATTCTCTCGCGGCTTGCCCCTGCGCGGCTCCTGTCTGTTCCATAATCAATGCAAGAGTAGCCGCCTGCTTTGATGCAAGGTCGAGTGTTTCCCCTTCCTCAATCAGCCCCATCTCCATGGCTTTCTGCTTAATTGTCGCGTCGTTGACCGCCATGCCGTAGTTATCCAGCATAGCATTATTGCCTTTTAACGCCCCCGTCAAGGCTTGTACGGCACTTTCGGTCGTGCCGCCGAACATAGCTGTTAAATCGCCAGCCAATGCAACCAGAGTTTGGGATTGCTTCGCCGCTTCGTCTTCCGACAGACCCCCAATGTTTTGCAGCATAGCGCCCATCGTGTTGGCATAGGTTAAGGCTTCGCCCTCCGCTATGCCGTAGTAGGTTTCCAGCCCATCAGCCCAAGACTTCATGGCGTCGGATGCTTTCCCGAATATTTGTTCAGTTGCCCCCATAGCATCCTGCATGTCAGCGGCAAACTTAAACGATGCAGCCGCCGCGCCAGCAATGGGAACGGTTAGACCTTTGGTCAATGTCGCCCCCACGCTGGAAAAGGACTTGCCTACATTATTCAAGTCCTTGGATATCTGATTTAACCCCTTTTGGGCCTCGGTCAGATCAGCACCAATTTTAATCATAAGGGAGCGAATTACACTACTCATCGTTTACCCCCCATGTTTTCCAGGGCCTTGTTCATCGCATCGGCTATTCTTTGAGTGACATCATCCCCGCTTTCATCGGCAGCAGGGCGTAAAAAAGGACGCTCACTGACAGCGCCATAGGTATTACCATTTTTAACTAATTTATGTCCCAATTCCAGAGGCACCCCATGTGCCACTGAATTAGGGAAGGTTACTTTACTGAATACACGATAAGGATATTTCGAACTCTTCTTTGCCTTCCCGAGTTTCAGTTTGCTTTTTAACTGACCCGTTCCCTCCGGAACGTTTTGTTTAGTCTTATTAAGCACAACGTTCCCGGCATCATTGGCGGCATCTTGAAGATATTTTAGCGCGTCATCAGGTAGTTTCATGAACGCACTTATGAGTTCATCCAAACCATCAACGCTTTTGCTATATGTTGTCATATGTATATTTCCTCACCGCCAAAAGCCGCATTCAACATCCGCACCATCACAATCATTTCTTCTGTGGTTTGCTTTCTATTAGCGGTCCTTCGCGTAAGTTTATCCTGGTAGTCTTTAAACGCAATAAAGGTTTTGTCTGTCATAAATGGGAATTGGGAAAGCCACATTTGCCATATTGCGTTTTCCTGTTCTTTCTCAGCCGCCTTGCAAAGCAATGATAGTCCGTCTATATATGGCATATTCAAAAAATAATCGATATTGCTGTATCTCTTAAGAATCAGATCGATTGTTATTAATTCATCAATCGACCTGCTTGCTTGAAAAAACCAGAAATACCATCCAGCGACTTAAATTCCTCGATAACTTCTATAGTCTTTATGATGGGGAGTTTGCCAAATTCTTCTCCTGTCATGCCGTAAAGATCGCCAAAAAATTCATTGATCTCATTCTGTGCCATGTGCGCGTTTTCGATAATAAGCATTAACAAAGAAACACCCAGTTGTTCATCAGAATTTTCACTTTTCCAATCAACAGCCAAGGTATCTTTTTTGAGTTCCAATTTTTTTAGAATGCGGCTCATTCTATAAACATCGTTGGTAATAAGTTGCCTCATATAACCCTCCTCCAAAAATACGGGCGGGGGATTAACCCCGCCCTGTGTTATGCGGCTAAAACAGCGCAACGGAAAGTATAAGCCTTCGGGGCGCAGTTGGCTTTAGAAATAGTGACGGTAATCACATTCAATGCGTTACTCGAAAGGGCAATTGCGCTGGAAGCCACGCCGCTTGCTACGGTTTGGGTAGTCCCATCGGGTGCGGTGATTGTGATTACTTCGCCAGATATGGCATCGACCGGAGTAATTACGGTAGAGGTTTCGCCGTTGGTAATGGTGACGGCATAATCATAAGTGCCAATAGCGAAAGCAGGCATCATCAGCACATCGTTAGAAAACTCAACCGCGCTCATGCCGATTACGGTAGCCACGGCAAAGGACGGCTTGCCAGTGATCCTGATAGACGCGGAAAACGGGATTGCTCCGTCCTTGGTAGCTTCGCCCACTTTATAAGCCGTCAAAAATCCTGAAAACGTCCACGTTGCGCCCGTAGACGCTGGAAAGGTGACAACCCCCGTGCGAACAGTACGGGCAACAAAATCAGACATCATCGCTACTTGCCCGTTGGCATCATCGGCACGGAAGAATCCGCTTAAAGGCACAGTCCCGGCCTCAATTAGCCCAGGCAGATATTCCTTAAAAGCATCCACCGAATCATGGGTTGTAGTTTCTACTTCATCGACCTTCATGTCTAGGCCGCCGATATTATCCAACCCGCCTACAATACTACTATTCCAGGACAGCGTAGTTCCAAAAGCATGGGTTTTAGGCATTTTCTCACTCCCTTATATAGTTAATTTCGAATTCAAGATCCACAACATTTGCCTTAACCAATCCATCTGTGCTAGTCATTTTATGGGGAAATTCATTAACCAGCTTAATATACTGTATAATTAAGCCGCTCAATGTACCTTGGTAGTCACATAAAGCGGCTTTGATTTGATTTGCGATTGCTCTTGCTTCAGCCCGTGTCGGTGAATAAACCGTGTACTGCCAATTTGGGCTTTCGAGGCTATCCTGCCCAGCCAGGGAATGAACAAGGATATTGTCAATATTTTGGTATGTGACTGTTGACGTTGTTCGTAAGTCTACTCTTTGAGGCGTTTCGTCAGGATAAAGATTAGTGCCAATCAAAGCAATCAGTCCTGGCTGAGCCAAAAGGTAAATCGTCAAGGCTTCGTCTATTTCCATTAAACCACCTCTTTTGCAAAGATTTGCAGTTCACGGTGGCGATTCTCAACATCAATCGGCCTGCCGAGAATCTCATAAGCTCGGCCACTAAATTTGATCCCGTGCAGCTCTGTAATATCGGTTCTATAGCGGACTTCAAATACTACGGAAACTTCGGAAAACATCTTTTGCGCGTGATAGAATTCTTTACTGCCCATAGTGTGAACAGCCGCCCAAACGGTCACATAATCTACCCATGATGTTATCTGCTCATTATAGCTGTTCGTTGTTATAACTGCATTTTGAAAGGTAATTTTGCTGCGGTATTTACCGGCTCCCACTAAAACCACCCGCTTTTTTGAGTCATCAATAACGATTGAACGCCATACTCAATCCGGCCCCCGACGTTTCCCACAGCTTCGCGGTTTTCATACCAATGACCAATCAGTAATAGCATGGCCAGCTTTATGCTTCTTGGAATAGGGTTGTACGCATCGTACCCGGCAACATAAGTCACTACGATAGGATTAACCGAATATGGCGTAAAACTAGGCCAGCTCCTCCCGTACGGAAGCACGATCTTACCGGCATTACTCCCGCCATCAACTAGATAATCAGTCCCAGGGGCCATCATATTTTCTGTTCCGCCCGAATCGGTATACTTAACGCTTATTACACTCTGCAAAGGTGGCCTTGGCAACTCAAAACGGTCGCCACAGGGAAAATGATCCAGGTAAACCTCTATCGTTTGAGTAGCCAGCGCCCGGCGCGTAATTTGCTCACAGTATTCACGCGCCGCTGTTATTAGGCCCTTCAACAACAGCTCTTCCGTGCGGTCAACACCCGTTAACCGCGGATATGAATAAACTTCGTTGATGGTTAGCGGCTCCATTACAACTGGCTTTATGACTTTGTAATTCATAGCGTCACCTGACATACAGATGGACTGTACCCTTTCCGCCGCTGCCCGCGCCCTCGACATACAAGGTCAACTTGTCGTTAGCAACCACGCCCAAAGATGAAGCAGCCACCTGTTCAGTTGCGGTTGCGCTCCTGTTCAACCCACCGGCCATTAACGCATCCACATTATCCCCATCATAAACATAAACATCATAATCAGCGGACGGAGCCGCGGTCCCATCGGGAACAGTTACAAGCCTCACGATCTCGCCATTGTACGCTTTTGTGGTGGCAGCATTCGCGGTAGTAATTGCCACCTTGCCGTCAGTATGGGCCGTCCAGGCCCAAGTGATTTTTTTGATTACGCCCAAAGTTTCTTCCGTCAGCGTAACGACAGCAGCCATTTATACCACCGCCTTACGACGCCGGTAATGTAACGCCCTTAGAATAAAAGGGCATCAACAAAACTTTGCCAACCGTCGCACTTTTAACGGTCACTACTCCCACCTGCTGGATGGAATCACCGGCAGTTGCAGGAGCAGTCAAGGCCCATGCGCCAGCGGTAGCGTCCGACAGATAGACAGGATCGCCAACGGCAGTCGCCGAATTGGTATCCTGACCCGTGAGTTCATACGCGCCCACTACGATTCCCGCAGCGGCATTTTCTATTGCGGCAGGGGCCACAAACCACGCAACCCTAGCGGGATTTGAAGCATTGGCATCCGCCTTAGAAACTTTGATTTTTCCGCTGGTCGCGTCGTAGCCAGAAGGATAGACGAGATCGCCGTTAGCGATTGCCTCCCCAGCGATAATGGCTACTGTCGGATTTGTTTCACCGCCAGATAGAGCGCCGGTGATGTTGCCCGTCACATTACCCGTGAGATTTCCGGTGACGTTGCCGGTCACATTGGCTTCGATGCCGGATTCAGTGATCTTTAATACAGTAGTCCCGGCGGTTACGCCGAAAAATTCCAGCAAACCGGAAACCCACCTAGACCTGATTTTAGTTACAGCCATTTTTATATACCTCCATACGTTTTACGTTTAGCCCTGGTTGGGCAAAATTAAGGGGCGGTAAACCCGCCCCATTCACTAGGCAATCGCGGTACTGGATTCGGTTTCCGCGTATCTTGCGCCCGTCAGAACGGCAACAGCGCTTCCGTAGGTAGCGCCGCCCGGATCAGACCATTTCAGTTCAAGGCACGGGTAACCGTCGGACAGTTCGGATGCGTCGATCTCGATCACATAAGTGGTGTTGTCGTTCGCCGACACATCAATGCCGGTCGCGGCCTCGGCCAAAGTACGGGCACCGAGCGTGTCGCCAGTTGCGGTAGTCTCAGCGTAATAGTAAAAGTCGATGGCCGTATCATTGGTCGGGATAAAATCGTCGCATTCCTCGATGGTAATATTCCCGGCGTCGGCGTTGGTGGAGCCGCACTGCACAATGATGGTGGCGTGGGAATAATTTTTCATGGAAAACACGGTGGACGATTTGCCGGTGTCTACGTCCTGCGGGGGCAGGATGTTCACAACATGGCCCTGTTCAGCAATGTTCATTTTTAAGTACCTCCTTCACTAAGCTCTCGCGTCAAGAGTGACGAACGGGGACAGGGTGTTGCTGCCCTTGTACGGGGTCAGGACAGAATTCCACATCGGCTGACCGTCGCAACGATACACAAACCGGAAAGTGTTTTCGTCATACAGGAACCGAACGTGGATAGACTGAGCGGATTGCATTCCGCCCTTGTCGATCATGGCGTACTGGCTCATGTCGGCCAGGATGATATCGCCCTTGTCGCCCAAGGTAGCGCACTGCTCAATGGGGATAACCGGGCGGGAGAAGAGCGTACTATACGGAGAGCCGCTCGCACCACCAGCAGGCAGGTAAACAGGAACGCCACCAGTACCGACAGTAAGGGACATGCTGTAGAGTTGAGGCTCGATGTCCTGGTTGATGTACCAAACAGCGTTCTGGCGAGAACGGCTCCACATCCGGGACCACATCCTGACGATGTTTTCCCAAAGAATCGTGTCCGCGCCTTGGCCGCTTTCCTTCGCTACGGAAACAAGGCAAGGGGCTTTCAGTATGCCCAGCGGCTGACCGGAACCCGTACCGTTAATACCGGCATCGTCAACTTTAAAGGAATACTCGTCCGAAAACGCCTTTGTGACAATGGTTTCGAGAGCCATCGCATCGGTCAAAAGCTCGTCCGTAGCATAGCAAATACCGATGAGCTTCTTCAAAGACAGCTCGATCTGGCGGAATTTCGGTTTGCTATCAGTAACGGTCCCGGCTTCATTCTCCCAGTACATCTGAACGCCGCCATACCGGCTGCCGTTTACACGAGATTTTTCGTCAATGCCGTTGATTTTGACGCCGTTTTTATCCGGGCCAATGGGGATTTTAAAAGCTCTGGACATGACGGCAGAAGCTTCATAAGTTTTTGTCAGCAAAGTACTGGAAAAATCTTTGTCAACCAAAAACCCGCCGTCCGAGGGGACAGATTCGGACATGCCAGCCGCCTTGATGGTCAGCCGATTGTCAACAGAGCCGCCGGGTTCGGCAGCTTTCTTAACGGCCAGCAAAAACTCTCCGGGGCTTTTCCACATTTTTTCCTGGCTTTTCGGTTCGGCATAAACGGGCGGATTTACAGGGGTGCGGTCAATAATTTCCTCGCCGTTTTCGTCGAATTTTTTGCCGTCGTCCAAAATCTTTTGAGCTTCAATCTTGGCTTTAATGGCCTTGATCTCTTCGGTTTTGGCGTTAATTTCCTCGACAGTGGCATCGGCTTTATCCCTTAACGCCACTGCCTCGCTCTGCCTGGCCGCAAGGTCAGCAAGCAGCATCTTCATTGCTTTTGATTGATTCATATTTTTACCTCCGTTTTTGATTTTTGCCATAAAAATAGCCTTAAAGCTCAAGCTCTAAGGCTAACAACGCTAACGCTTTTGAGTTGTCGGGCGGCGGCGTGTATTTCGCTATCATACGCCTGATTGCTTCGTTGGTGCTGTTCAAAATCGCGTGCCGGTTAAACGTCATTTCTACCGGGTCGGGTGCTTGATCCGCATACAGCATTTTATCGGCGAAGCCTTCTTTAATCGCGGTTTTTGCGTTCATGTAGGTTTCGGCATCCATCATCTCAGATATCTTTGCCCGTGAACGCCCGGTTTTGAGTTGGTACGCATTCATAATGGCTTCTTTGACTTCGTCCAGAATATCGGCTGTTTTGCGCAATTCGGAGGCATATCCATATACTTCCGTCAAAGGATTATGTATCATCATCAAAGCCGACGGAGACATATGGATTTCTTTTCCGGCCATAGCAATGATCGTTGCCGCGCTCATGGCTTTACCGTCAATCTTGACAGTTACATCGCCCTTGTGTTCTTTTAACGCATTGTAGATGCCAGTCGCAGCAAACACAGAGCCACCGTAAGAATCAATCCATACGACAATAGGCTCGCCCGTATAATTCGCCAATTCCGCCTTGAACATGTTTGGCGAGGTGGCCTGTAAACCAAACCACTCATAAAGCCAGAGGTCTTCATCATCGACAATATCACCCTCTATGCGCAGTTCGACACTCTCCGGCTCCGTTTCGGTAGCCGCTTTTATCGCGAAATTCCAAAACTTCAATTTTATCTACCTCCTTTCTTCGATCATTTTGTATATATCTTCAATCAGCCGATTATAGGCGTTAACCTGTTGATCAGGCTTCCCGGCCTCCCGGTAATTTAGCGGCTCAAGGTAGATATCGCCGTTCGGTATCGGCGGCATATTCTCAAGCTTGCGGATATCATTTACCGATAACCAGCCCCATTGACGTCCTATCGCATAAGCCTCTGCTCTTGATTTTGCGTCTCCCCTTAATAAACCGTCAAGTTTATATTCTAAATACAGCCCCTTGCGTCTGTCTGCAGATGAGAGAACCTGCATATTAGCGTTATCTTCGTACCGCTTATATGTAGGAAGCATCGTATACATAATAAATTCCAAGGAAAGGTGCTCAATATTGGAAAAAGTCGATCTGTCCAGCTTATTAACCAAATGCTGAGGAACCCGATAAATACGGCATATATCTTCGATTTGAAAGTACTTGGATTCCAACAATTGAGCATCGATTGGATTGATTGTTACCTGCCGCCATTTCATCCCTTCTTCGAGAAGCATTGGAACACCGGTCCTGCGCAGCCCTTGATAAGAATCCTTTAAATCCTTTTTCAGCCGATCATAGGCAATATCTGATAAGCCGCCCGGATGTTCAAAAACACCTGATGGCATAGCCGCATTGTTATAAAATTCAACCCCGAATCTTTCATAAGAAAGGCCAAGCTTGATCGCCAGTGCCGCATAAGTTATTGGGGATAGCCCAACAACCCCATCAAAAGACAAATTGGGTACATGAAAAACCTGGTCCCGCCTCAATGTCTTTTGTTCGTCCCCAGTCCTGATAATATACTCTAACCGTTTTGTCTCCTGGTTTCTTCTGATTTGAGTGATAGCATGAGGGTAAGGATAAAGCCCCACCAACTCACCGCTTTTATTAAAAAGTTTTTCGCAAACCGAGTTGCCGCTGCCGCAAAAATTGGTCATCATGGCCTCGCTAAAATTAAACGGGGCCATTTCCTCATTGGGGCGGTTATGAAGAATGTCATAAATAGGATGGTCGGTTATCGGTTCACGGCCATCTTTAGTTTTTTGATAAAGCATGATCGGCGCACTTGCAAAAGTTTCTGCCAAGACCCGGATACAAGCATTAACAGCCGAGTATTTCATGGCTATTTCAGTATCCATAACGCCAGTGTCTATATCATCTCCGCGTAAAAAACGGGTAATGTAATCATCTATATTCCCCGTCATCAACACCTTAACTCTATTTTTTAAACTTAACTTCATGCCACCACTCCTATGCTAACGACCTCATGCCGCGCGATTCATAAACACTTTGTTTTTGCTCAAGGTTAATAGCCCCAGCCATTGCATTTATCAACGCTACAATTGGGTCTATCCTATCAATAGACTTGTTTTTCATGGGCTTAATGTTTTCATTTCCGTCCGGATTAACAACGACATTACCAAAGCACCACCGCCCAAGTGGATTTTCTATATGAGATATCCCATGGGATCGAAATAACCTTTCGAGTTCACTCATACCAGAGGCCATGCCGCTAATGGTTTGGGGAATCTCGATAAATTTATTTCCGATTTCTGGGCCTAAAAGCTGCTTTAAAATTTCTAAGTGCCAAGGATCACCGCAATAATACTTAACGTCAAACATTTGTTCAATTTGCTGTATTCTTGCGGCAACATAACTGTAATCTATTACGTCTCCTTCCGTGGGCGTAACATAACCTTTGTCGCTCCATCTATCATAGGGAACATGGTCGGCGGAAATTTTCTTTTTCATATTTTCTTCCGGAATCCAAGTATCAAGAAGAAACCGCCAATCATTAATACCATTTTGCGGTGGGAATAAAGGGGCGATCCCGGCCAAATCAATCCACCTGGCTAAGTCAATACCGACGTAACACCGTTTTTTCACCAAATCGCCCATAGTCCATTCTTTCTGTGTTTCATCCCATAAGGTAATAGGCAACCAACTGATGCGTTTCAGTTGCACCCACTGATTAAGTCGCAACCAACGAAATAGTTTTTCATTGGCGGGGTTATTTCTGGCTTTCTGCGCTTCCTCTCTTACTTTCTCAATATCGATCGATATGCCAAGCGACGGATTGACATCATACCATGTCCGTTCGTCGTAAATATCAGCATCCGGCGGCGCTCCGTAGATTCTGACATACCATGTAGGGTCAATTAATTCGCCGTCGCGGATCTTTCGGGCTTGTTCATGCACTTCCCAGCCGATCGACTTGTGGTCCGGGTCGTCGCCGGCGGTGGTAATCACCCACCATAGCGGAGCTTTACGGGCCGCGCCAGATCCGAATGTCATAAAGTCCCATAAGTCTCTTTTCTGCTGAGCGTGAAGTTCATCGAAAATAACAACTGTGGGGTTTACGCCATGTTTGGAGTATGCTTCGGCAGATAAGACCTTTAAAAACGTGCCAGTCTCAACATTGATGATCTCCTTTTTGCTGTCAACGACATTAAGCGCAGAAGAAAGGAATTCATCCTGCTCTATCATCTGTTTGGCCGCTTTATAAGCTAACGATGCTTGCTCGCGTTCTGCGGCGCAGCAGTAAATTTGTCCGCCAGGGCCATCACATACAAGGTGATACACAGCTAACGCCGCAGTTGTCTCGGTTTTGCCGTTTTTCTTTGGGATTTCCAGATAAGCATACTGATACTGCCGCAGACCGTTTTCTTTAACAGTACCATAAACTGAACTAATGACTTCCTTTTGCCAATCCTGCAAAATAAAAGGACGACCGTAAAAGTCGCCCGTTAAATGTAAGCATTGGATAAAATCAATTGGTTCCTGCGCTTTTTGAAAATCAAACACTAAGTACCACCGGCCCTACGGTTCGCCATGAATTTTTCCACTCCGGTTTTTCCTTTTTTCTCCTCCGGCTTTTTCGGTATAGAACGCAAGGCAGATTGAACCGTCAAGATATTTTCTTTATCAATATCAAGCATCATCTTCCTTTTTACCATAAGCTGCTTATCACAGTTTATTATGTTATCAGAAAGCTTAGCAAGCAACCGGTAGTATTCAGATGCCTTTATGCCGCCACTTTCAGGATCGCCCAAGGCGTCATTTCGATAATCTGCTTTGAGTTCTTCCTTCGACGCTATGAACTGATCACGGATGCCCTGAATTTGATCGCACTCTTCAACCAGTAAGCAGTGCGTATTGACCATACGGCTATAAAGATCATCATCCTTCCCGATACGGCCAAGCAGACTTTTCAAGCGTTCAAACTCTTTTGCTGCCTTCGGATGGTCTTTAGCAACAAATAGCCGTTGCATAGGCTCGCCTGTAAGCATTGCCAATTCAGCGTCGCGTCTGACTTCTAATTCAGATTTCGTTCTATGCCCCTCTATCAACGCAAGAGGCTTTGTGGGCCGCGTCATTATAGCACCTCCCCGGCCTATGTTTTGGGAAAAAATGTTGCGTTGCTTGGGGCGCCCGGTCTAGGAGCAAAAGGCTGTAGGAATTTTACCCCGCCTACCCCTATTCAGCACACAATTATCTGGATGCAGCCTTTATAGTATACATATTACTTATCTCCCAATGGTTCTTTACTCAGCTTGCATCCGCTAATTAACTCGCGATTAACATAAATGGTCGTAATACTCGCTGCCTCAATATGTATCACGGTGTCTATTTCCACACATCCATCAATATCACCAATAATATCATCTGCCCGTATAATAATTTCTTTCGCTGCATTTATCAGCTGTTCTTTAATAGATTCCCGCGAATTTCTTTTATTGACTATGACCATATGTGCTTTCCTCCATACCTTCAATATCATCCATCATGTCATACTCACCGACCATAGCCTTATGTCCTTTGACTGAATTACAGTGTATACATGCTGCTTGATGGTTTGACCTATCCCAGAAACGCGGATCATCTGGCCCCCGCATAGGCACAACATGATCAACGCATTCCGCCATAATCGTACAGCCAGGAAGATGTAATTTGCATATCTGATTTTCAGGACGTCTCAAAAACGCTTTACTGTATTGCTGCCACCTGAAATTATATCCCCGTTCGTTTGCAGTTCCGCGTCGCTTATCATACTGCTTAAAACTTTCTCTTTGTTGCCGCTCATATTCTGCTTTATGTTTATCGCAATAGCGACCCGAAGTTAGTTCATTACAGTCGGGGAAATTACAAAAATGTTTTGCTTTACTAGGCATGCCAAAACCTGCCTATAATCCGCCTTAACTTATCTAGCAGCCGGAGAAAGAATAAACTGCGCCGCATTCTGTGCAACACTTTTTTATATCGCTTTGCTCCCTCGCACCCGATATCTATATTAAACGATGCATGCTGTGCCATTTTGCTTTTCCTCTCTGTCTATTTACCGATGTGCCCCTGTCGGCTCCCGATCTGCTCATCTAAAACACATGGCGTTTGCAACCACCATCCTGGTCCACTTTAGTAAATAGCGCGGCTTTCCGACTGGGCGCTGATTGCTTGTCCAGTCTCTCTCCGTACCGCGCCGGGATACGTACAAGCTATCCACGTGGCGTCTGGCCAGAACGCAAATCTAATTACAGTAAATATGCACTCCTCGAAGTGTTTTCCCGTAAACTTTGGCACTTCGCTGAATAAATGAACTGATTATTAGTATGTTTACTCAAAGACATACACCTTACCGTGCCAAAACGGCAAGAACAACAGCGCAAAAACTCTCTGCAAGATGGAGTTGCATATCATCGTTACATCCCCGCAGTTCTCACAGATTTTAACTTTGAATATCGGTAACATGACATAGCCGACGCTGTAGTCACTGCTATCGTAATGTGTGCAGCAGCATTCAACGTCTAACCCGATCATGTTTTCTCTCCTTTGCGGTTTTCTCTATAAAGTATGTCCAGCCCATCCTACCGCACTTATCGCAAGATTCCCTGTCCTTGACTGTATAATCGCGCTCTACTGAGTAATCGGCTCTTAGGTAATCCTCTCGACATCTTGTACATAGTGTTCTCTGTTCCATTACATAAGTCCGTGAATCCTCTCACTCCAAAATAAAAAGCCCCCCGCTTCGGAAGGCTCTTGACTTCATTTCATTGTCTCTATTTTATCAGATTGTCAATAATGGTTCCACTCAAAAGTACCGGATTTTTCCCAAATTTACCAGAAGATCAGTTTCGTAAGTCTTTTCAGCGCGTCGTTGCTCCGTCGGTACGCTTCTGTTTTGCTAATATAATATTTGTCCATGATCTTCTCTATCCCGCGCCCTTCGTCACGTTCAATGAAACGCACTTCCAGCATATAACGCTCATCATCCGTCAACCTGGCAAGCGTCTGGCTCATTTCGTCAACGTATTCCCTGGCGTTATTATAGCCGTATTCGGCCAATACTTTTTTATCAAGACCGGCGCACAGTTGATCTTCTATTTTATTGCCACCACCGCCTGATACTGGCACAGAGCTTATGTTTGAGATTTTACCTTCCATATGAGAGGTAATGGCAAGTAAATGGTCCTTACCATATTCTGCCTTCCAATGCTGGTCATACCAGTCCCGCAGCATCGCGATAACGATTTTCTCTTTGTATTCGCTGATATATTCGATTTTCCAGGTAGCGCTATTATTCATTGGATACCCCCTTTTTCTTTATCCACAATAATTAATTACTATTTGCCATAAGTATCAACAAACGCATCCCACTGATCCGCAATTTCTTTCTCCCGCGCCGCATACCCTTCTTGAAAGCCAGTCTGCCGCACTATGGCGCACTTTCTGCGGTGTACGCAAATGACAGTAAAATGAGCGACCTCAACCTCATCGCCAGCATACAGAAGCGCCCTGTCTGTTTCGGTCTCAAACTCTGCGCAATTTTGACAATATGCCTCAACCTTCAATTCAATCATTAGTCTGTGCCCCTTTCTAATACGCTGTTAAACAAACTCCGCCTTGAGCTACGGGGTTTCTGGGGATGGTGATATGTATCATAGGGCCTCCTTTAGAAGTTCCGAGTTATCGTGGATGTTGCCGATGACCTCGAGCCAGACTTCGGCGTTATTCAGCCATATCCCGTATAAGCCTTTTCGCTCGATGAAGAATGTTGCATCGCTCCCGTAAACAATATGTCCGGTTATTGTTTCTCCATCAAACCGCCCCGTAACAATATCCCCCTCGAAAATCTTCTTACCGTTTTCGTCAGTCAGTTCGGTGAATTGGCCGATGGTTTCAGGCTTTACCGCATATTCATTGTTACTATCAGCGTATATGAGTGGCTTATCAAGCGTGTTGCGTAACGATAAGTCCCCATATACCCATGTGCCATTATGTAACCCTCGAAACAAAATCTCACGCATGATTTTCCTCCTTCATGGACAATAGATATCAACGTGTGCCATGTAGTCATCGTCTACTTGTTTATGGTATTCTTCCTTCCTGGTATGTAATGCCCTATGCCAGCGTAGTAGCCGAATAACTCCCTTACGTGTGCGCCTTTTGCGCATCAGCAAAAGGTAGAACTGCATTGGCTTCATATGCTTTTCTCCCCGGCCTCCTGCGGATTATTCTTCCAGTCGCAGTATTTCTGACAGTCCTCTTGTTTGAAGAAAACAACGCTGTAGGATTGAACTTCTTCAAACGGCTCCCCTTTGTACACCGTGCGGCTTCTTTCAAAAGTATCATAATCGCGATCTTCTTTGCGGGTGTAGTACTTGCCGACGCCTGCATATTCTCTACCAAACGTATCTTTATGTTGATAAAACTGGTAGCACTCAATTTCTTCTGGCTCGTAAAAGTTTGTGGGAGTTCCGCAAATAGGGCAATCTTCGGTGTATTCTTTTCCGCTCGGACTCGTAAAGCGTATCTTGCGATTATTATTGCATTTATCGCATTTAGACTTTTCAACCCTATGTGAAGCCGGAAACCACCCAACAAGCATGTATTCTCCAAGCAACTCTGCAATGCGCATTTTCTTTAACTGCCGCTCATAGTTTTCTTTGTCCGTTGCGAACTGGTGTAAAGCGCGGCTATGCTCTGCCTCGATTTCCTTTTTGCGTTTTTTAATCTCCTGAAGCTCTGCGTTTTCTTTGTGTAACCGCGCCATTTCAGCCTGATAGTCCTGCTTAACGGCATTTATAAGTGATTGTTTGAACTCGTCTATCTGCGCTTCAAATTCGGATGGCTCATTATAAAAATCATCGTAATACATGCTTATTCTCCTTTCTCGGCCTCTAAAGCTGATTGCGGACTTGCCATCATTTTACTTCCGCAATGCGGGCAATGTGACCAGCTAAGCGATATGTAATGGCCCTGTGTGCGATGTGAATGCCGCTGCAGCTTACGCGACCACCGGCGAATCTCAAAGCTTGTACTTCCAGCGCGGTATGAGTTCATTTTCGGATCTATGCCATCAATGCGGTTTAGCGCCATTCCCTGGTCCATGAGCTTTTTAAGGCATCTGTTCGGGCAGTAACCCGGAAGCCAAACGCCACGGTATAAGTAGTTCATTATTCCACCTCTCCCTCCCCAGCCTGCTCCACAAAGGAAAATCCTTCAATCGAGGCCAGCTGTTCGCATAAATCCATAGTGCTCCTGTGGTATCCTTTGAAAAAACCGCGAGAATATTGATTTTCTATCTGATCTGCTTCTTTATGCCGCTTAATCGCAGTTTCGTATATACCGTGAAGGTAATCAATAGCATGCTTCCTCATGGCTATTCTCCCTCCCCGGCCTGCGCAACAGGGCTTTCATTCAGCAAATTTTCCAGCCGTTGAAGTTTTTTTGCCTCCCATTCATCAGCAAACCCAAAAACAAGCTCCATCTGGCGAAGTGTTATTTTACAATCGGCAATTTCCTCAACAACATGCTCTCGTACGGTAGGCATCTTTTCGCCGTTGACACGGAAGGATTTACAGAGTTCTTTTGTGAGCTCGCTCATTTCTTCGATAGCCATGAGTATTTGCGCTGGTTCTCCCCACCGGATAAGTGCAAGCCTAAGCAAATTATCTTTATTCATTTGCCTCCTCCACGTACACCACCGCAAAACGCAGTCCACAGCTATTACAAAAGCCCGTTCCGTCTGCTCGCCACATGCCCACTTCTTCACCGCAATACGGGCAGAAGCGGATATTGTCCGTGTCGGAATATCCTTCAATGTAGTTAATCATTCCGTCCCGCCTTCCCCGGCTTCCAAGCCTCGCTTCCAGTTTGCAATAGTCTTCATGATATAAGGTGCAGAGCCGAATTCAAGATACGTCTCGACATCGTATATGCACTTCTCCGCCGCCCGCTCCCGGCGCTGGGATTCGGCAAGCTGGGTGCGAAGGGAATCAACAAGGCATTCATGCGCCGTATGGCAATCTTCACAAGCCCCTAAGTGCGTCGTTAAATCCCGTAGCCTGGCGTTTTCTATGCGAAGCTGCCCCAGTTCTGCTTCGGCGCGGCAGCATGCAAGTTCGGGGTCATCACAAAATCGCAAAAATCCATCTTTAAGCATTTTGCGCCTCCTTTTCCGGTCCCACAGGTCCATCATGAGCCACGACATAAGCAAATCCAGGGCAATTCTTACAGCTATTTGCCTCCCGCTCGGCGGCCATCTCTGCCTGGGTGCGTTCTAGCTCGGAGAGCAGATAGGGGATATCTTCGTAAGCCTCAACAGCTTTTTCAAACAGCCATGCTTTCCCACCGTCGCCCCGGCCTGTGGTCTTTTTATAATCCTCACGCTCGATAAGCAGTCGCAGCCGTTGGCGCAGCTCTTCCGGCGAAACATCATCACATTGCCATCTGGCGCGTATCTCGTCTATACTGACCATATGGCTTCACCTCGGTATTCAATACCGTCTATAACTTCGCCATGTTTCAGGGTTTCAAAACCGCGGGATTTAAAGACTTTCCATCCTTTTATCTCGCCCGTCTTATCATTGCAGCTGGTTTCAATCCCCATAACAAACCGCTTGTTTCTGCAATAGCTAGTTGATTTCATATCCTTAACCACGAATCTTAGCCCCCGAGGTCCGCTCCCCGGAAAAAACTCCACCACATCACCAACATATAACTTTCTGCCAATGGCATCTGTATAGTTGGTTTCTTCGCCAACTTCGCCATAGTTATCACCACCACAGACAAGATGCGGCTTGAATTCAGGTTCAGGCTGGTAGCCATCGAGTACAAGGTAATCTTCATGCACAATAACCGCACGTTTCCACGGGCGCCCAGGGTGTGTTATGTTTTCAAACCCAACCGCCTTGCCAACCCATTGTTTTATGATGTTTGAATCGTCTTCCGTAACCTTTAACAGGTCATGAAGATCATACCGATTATCGTATCGAGCGTATCCCGTAACGGCAATCGGAGTAATGTACTCCCCAACCTTCGCGGGGCGCTGGACGAGGGGGACAAGACAGTTTGGCACAATAGTAAGGTTATCAAAACGAGCAAGTCCCATTTCAAAATTAAACGTCCATCCATCTTCAAAGGTAATGCACGCACCGTCGTATGCGATTTCATAAATTTTCCCTTTTGTTAAAAACTTCCCCGGGTTATAATCTTTCACGCAGTACGATTTGATAGGCTCCGGCTTATCTTCGATTTTTCCAGGCGGCGTTTCCGCAACAGTCCCTATCAACCGATCAAATGCCAGTCTCGCGCCAACTTCAAAGTCAAACGTATCCTTCTGGCTACACTTGGCTTCCGCGCTCTTGACCACTTCCTTGCCTTCGTACAGCCGGGCAAGGGTGGTTGTGCCGTCGGTGGTGATGAGGATTTTTTGATCTTGGATAACGTGCCAACGGCTATAGTGCACGTAGGTTTCATGATTATACTCAGGGAGAACGCCGCCATCCCAGCGAATTTTCGGACTTTCAGAGCCGTCATTGTAAATAATCTTTCCCGTTGTTCCCTTCGGCGGATAACAACTCGACCGCACGCCCGAATCAAATCTTACTCTATCCCCAACCTTGAATTTAGTCATCATTGGCCTCCGTTCTTTTTTATCCTTGGCTCCCATCATACAGTCAGGGCATACCTGCATACCTTCTGGTATGATATCTCCACAACTTATACAGGTCTCTGGTTGGGTCATGATCAGACCTCCTATGCAACGCTATCAGACGCTTCGGCATCTTCGAGATCATCCATGTCTTCGAGGTCCTCCGGCTCTTCCAGGGCTTCGGTGTCCGGCTGCGGGGCGGCATCGATATCCGGGATATTCTCAATGCCTGGCAGTCTCACACGGATCAGTTCGCGGTTGAAATATTGCAGCCAGGCCGCATGCATCTTCTTGTGCAGGTTTTTAAGCTTATTGAAAAGCGCGTCGTCAATGGAAAAGGTATCGGAGATTTTGTAGGTCAAATCGCCGTCGATGTAGGCAAACACGATAGCGGCGTCCGGACCGGTCTTGTTTCCGGCAGCGCCGTCAATATCGTCGAACATGCTCAGCTGTTCATCCGGCGGCGTGATGGAAGAAATCGTCAGGGTGATCGGGTAGCCGCTGTGATCGAAGTGATAGGTCAACTTATTTTCATCGCAGATATTTTCCAGCTTCTTTCTGAAGGTGCCGTACTTGAACATTTCGGTCATGATATAATCTCCTTTCGTTATTGAGCGGTCTGGATTGTTATTTCCAGCCGCGGTTGATCAGAATAGTATTTTTTAATCTGCCCGTCTGTGATGTGCGAATCGTCAACATACGCGATCTTGTTAAGGCTGTCGGCCACTACCTTGCCAATGTTATCCCAATCCGGCTTTTTTACCGGCCTGATCTTGCCTGTCAGCATCAATTCCCGCTTCTTTTTGCTAACACTGGCCGGGATGGAATAGTACGCCGTCACACTCATGTCTATGTACTCGCCGTCAGGGAAGCGGTAGCCCCTTGTCTGCTGCCGGTACTCCGTGATGATAAGGTTTTCATAGAGCGTCGTTTCCTCGGGCGTATAGCTGCGCGGTTTCGGGAGCCTGTTGCCATTTTTATCAAAATGGATTGTCCTGGCCCGCGCTTTACCTTGGGGTTCACCTAAAACCGTAAACTCGACTTTCATGGTTGACCCCTCCCTTACAAACTTTCGAACTCGGCTTCCAGGGTCTTAATCTTAGCGTCGACACGGCAAACAATTAGCTGTTCTATCATTTCGCTATCCGCTTGCCCGACATAATTGCGTATCTCGCGTAAGGAAATGCAGTCCCGGTTAACATCTTTCTTGATGCCATTCAGCTTAAGAAGATGGTTGAGTATCTGTTTTGCCCGCTCGTAGCTCTCGGTTTTCATATTCGCATTACCTCCTGTTCTTGAATTTCGGTATGAATTTCCGGCAGCGGCGTAAACTCAAATTCCAGTCGTTCGCAAGCCCGAAGGTCGGGCTGCTGCCTCATAACGGAGCCGTAGCGGTTACGGTCGAACCTTACAACCCCGTAGCCGGAGCCAATGTATTTCCAGGTTTCGTCAACCTTTTTGTAGCCGGATACCCGATAAGTTGCAAACATCTATGTTCCTCCTAGCCTCGCTTATCCTCAGCAAGCGCTTTTTTCTTTGACATCAACTGCTTGGTTTCAAAATACTGCTTATGGTTACAGGCAGCGCAGGTGTAAAAGAAAACTGTTTTACCTCCACGGACCTCCCAGTAGCGGTCTGTATTGTCTATCCGCAGCACAGAACCGCAGGAAGAGCATTTAATAAACCCTAGAACCTTATGGTAATTATCCTTGATGATTTTCATTTTGTGCCTCCTAAAATTCAAATAAGCTGCCAGCTTCGCCCATGAATTTTCTATACTCGGCATCGTCAACCGCTCTGTTATCTATCGGCATATCGCCTATCCAACCTTGCCGCCGGACGAAAGCCCGCTTCTGCTTATCAAATACCCATCCCGGGTCATTAAGAACATCAGTTAAACATTCTCGTGCTGGCCGTTTGTTGATTTTAATACCTTCCCAATCCTTGCATTGGCAAGGATACCAACCATCCTCCCATGGGTGATTGGCGAGGCCAGTGTAGACGGCGTTGATTGCCTTAAACCATCCCGCTCCTTCGCAGTACGGGCAGATATCCGCAGGTTCTTCCGCATCTATTTCCCGTTGCCGCCGACGCTTAATATCCTGGGCTTGAAAGCAGTAAGACCGTAGACTGGCTGGGTTGGGCTTATAAGGCTCTTTGGCTATGTAAAGGCTGATTGCCGAATCGAAAACATCTGCATCAAAGCGGCCTAATACCAAGTGCCATTCTTCAAGGACTTCCGGAGTGGCCGGCGGTAGGCGGTCATATATTTTTCGCAGCCGTTCCCAACCATCGGCCAAATCATCGTTGGTCATTGTCTGCCCTTCTTTCTCCACTCTTCCATGGCTCGAAGGCGTTCCTGTTCCGCTGCATCAATGTTCGGCGCTCTCGGCTGCCGGTTATTGCCCTTTAGCACGCCTTCAACGTAAGAAAGTTTAACGGCATTATTCCGTACAGCCTCGGTAATGGCAAATTTCATCCTGTCATAGCCGTATTGGTCAAATAACTCGGCAATCAACTCATTCTCTTTGTAGCTGGAACATTTACCGCTGGCTTGCTCCCATTCGCGATATATTTTGCCGAGATTATCATCAAGTGGCACAGGAATTGCTTCACGCGCGGTAGTAGTAGTCGTAGTAGTAATAATATCTTTTTCAATATCAATATCAGAATCAAAATCAATATCGGGTTTTTTGGGTTCTTGAAATAACCGTTCGGTTTTTTGGGTTTCTTCTATAACCGTTTGGTTTTCTTTGTGGTTTGGTTGATCTTCAGCGGCCTTAACAGGTCTTCCGCCCATCCGTCCATTGTTGCGGTTTTTTTGGCATTTCTTTTCCCACTCTTTACGGTCTTTGTCCAGTCTCAACCTAATAGCAAGAAACGCCATTTGTACTTTGCCGGTTAGCTCCAACTTAACCCCGTCACGATCATAGGCAATAATAGCTGGTATCAATTGCCCTATTTCCTCGCCAGTTAGCTCAGCAAAATATTCCGCATATTCATAGTGAAAAATGAATGATGTGCGATCTCCCATTAGCCATTCCTCTCGATAAAGCGGTATATTTGCTTACGCTGCCCATCGCTGCACTAAAGCTGCCAGTTTAGCCGGTGGCATCGTTTCTATATCTTGCTGCTGGCACTCCTGGATGATAAGCTCAATGAGTTTGCTCATTTGGGCGGTGTCGTAGGTACTGCTGCCATAGTAGCAGTACAGGTGCGTGAAGCCTTTGTTTTTGTCGATCAGGACAGTTGGCCAGCCAAGCCCATTGCTTTCCCATGCAGCCCGGTAACGCGTCACGGCTTCGTCTTTAATCCAAACATCGTCAAAGCAGCTTTCGTCGCCCATGGCCTGTACAAGATCGCGGTATATCTCAATAGGGGGGAGGGCAAGCACATCACTGAGCTTATGGATTAATACCCATGCATAAGAATTGGCGTCGCGGCTGCGTTTATCGTGCCACTTGTCCAGCATAACAGCCAGAGGCTTATTCTGCCGTAGGAGGCTATTGGCCTCAGCAATGTACCTTTGCGCCTCCCAGGCTGAATTTGTAGGTAGCTCGAACGTAAGGAAGAGCTTGTCTTTTTCTATGTAGGTTCGGGCCGATAAAGCTTTCAGTTTACCAATCATAGTGCTAACCACTTCTCCTCATAAAGGGGCAACAGCCCCATCGAACGGATTGATTCAATGAACTCGGCAACGATCTCCCGGATATCGCGTGTCTGATGACGGAGATAGGATTCGGTAAACATATCTTCACCGTCCGATATGAGATAGCGGAATTCCCGGGCTTCTGGCACCAGCGTGAAGTATGCTGGGTGCTGGGGACTGCCGATGTATTTCCCAACCTCATAACTGTCGGAAAACTTAATATCAAAAATCACACCGGCCTTGAGGGCGTCCAATTTGCCGTAAAGGACAAACGACTTGCCGCCTAAGTTGATTACAACAGATGGTGGAACGACCTGTATCTGGGCACCCCCTAGCGCAGTTGCAACAGCCAGAATTCCGGCTTCCCATTGGCGGTGCGGGGTTCGCTGTGCGCCGGCCAATTCGTTGTAGACCTCGCGCTCAAATTCGATGCCGTTAAGCATTGCGTCAGTAGGCATGGTGGGTTCGCGCCGAAGCGTTTGCAGGAAGCCCTCCATGGCTTCGTCTTCCTTGCCTTCCCAACAGTTAAATAAATAATTCCAGGAAGACAGAAGGCTTTGCGTGACAAGGAAACGGCCGGCGGTCATATTATTGAGCCTCCGGCTGATAGGTTTTTTGTGCCTTATTCCAGACAAATCCAAGCTCTGCTGTCTTTGCCTTTAACATGGCGGAAGCTTCTTTCATAGAGGTAAGGGCATGCTTAAAGGCGGGGATGCTGACGGCTGCTGCGTTAGCTTCTTCCACGGTCGTAATTCCGTCGATGATCTCATATACTTCCGCCATGACAGTTTCGTAGCGCTCTTTTTCCGGAGCGAATGCCTCGACCTCGGCAGCGATATTGGCGCGGGCCTCAGCAAATAAGCGGGTCAGGAAATCGTTCTTGTCGTTCATTCCCAGTATTGGGATTTCCCGACGGCCTTCAATGCCATAGCAACCCTTGGCGAAAAATTCTTCCTCGGGTGTAAAGGTTATGTAGCGTTTATTGCCGATCATCTGCATATAGCAACCCAAATCGCAAGGCTGCCATACCAGATTGCGGGCGGCGCCTTCACATTGAAGCCGTTGCAAGTGGTTGCCGTCCTTGTCCTTTTCCTCCACGGAATGAAAAACATAGATCACGTTTTTGTTCATCACGTTCAGAACCATGCCAGTGAAACGGGAGAACTCGGACTTGACGGCGCCGAAGCCACTCTGGCTGATCGCGCCGTTCTTTTTCTTATTAACGGCTGGGTTGGTGCGCATGGCCCATTCTTGGAGAAACGTAATAAAGCTGCCGCCGGTATCTATAATGAGTGTCTGGCAGTCCCGGACCTCTGAACTCTGAATGTCGCTCTGTACTTCTTCGTAGGTGTCGCAAAAAATAGTCGTTTTCCGGTGATAAGCCTTGACCCGGGATACGCCGCGGTCAAAGTCGATCAGCACCGGGTCGGGTGCGGACAAAGCTAGGGTAGTTTTGCCCAAGCCGGGGGAACCAAACAAAATCATGGAGAATTTCTTATCCGAAAAAGACATTTCATCGGGGTGCTTGATCATCAGGTGATCGCTCCTTTCGTATCTCAGCCGTTAGCCCGGTATACCGCTCCTTTTGTCATCTCAAGCTCATACACCAGGGCAGTTAGAGCGCACTCATTATGCGTTGCCATCCACCAGGCGCACCGCTCTTTGGAACATACATACCACTGGCCTTCGCTATCGGTGCTCATAGGGCACAGCTTAGTATCACCAGTCATAGTTCTTGCCCTCCTTCGTCATATGGCAGATAAACGCCAGGTTACACGCCGCATGCTTGTAGTGCTCTATCCCGCTTTCCTCGTCTACACTGGCCGGGTCCTCTGCCATAGCCAGGGCGTGGCGCAAGAAAGCGTCTATGTACCGGGGCAATTCCACTTGTCGCCAGCTCTCCGGGTCGTGGTATTTCTGGTTGCCATACTCCCGTACCTGGGCAATGTCCCAGATAATCTGCATTGGCACCAGCGAAAGTCTGGGCTTTCTGGCATCTTCTTTAATCGTTTGATCATTTTTCATAAAGGCTCTCCTATTTCTTCATACATCCCCCCGCAAGCTGGACAGACCTGGATGGGTTCGTAATCCGGGCGACCCCATATTTCCCGATTTTCTCGGTCGAGAGCGGGGGAATCAAACTCATAATTACAGCAGATGCACTTATACATGGCTTGTCCCTCTGTAACTGATTTTGGCATGCACCATACGACGGCTGATCTCTGTGTATACCATGTCTATCAATAAATGGGGGTATATCTCAGCTTCATTTTGCATAGCTTCCAATTCGCCATCGGACATACCGAGTAACAAGGTCTTTAATAATGGAGTAAAGAAGTGCTCAGTATATTTAGCTGCACAATCATCACATAGTTTCATATCGCCGCTATCGGCAGAGCATTTCTCACACAGCATGGGACACCTCCTGAGCTTTGCTCGCGTTAATGTATTCCCGCACTATGCAGGTGAGCAAATCCTGCATAGTATTAAAACCATCGGCTATCATGCGCTCCTGCAGCGTGGCGTATTCATCATCTTCCAGCCGGCAAGAAATGCGGCAGTTGAGACGGTGTTTGCCGTACCGGGGCCCGAGTGATACCGCTACCGATGTTGGCAATGGTGACGGAGCCGGGGCCTGGAGACGCTCCGGAGCAAACTCTCTCAGTAGCGCCTCCATAGCATCGGGCCTGAGCTGTATGCCGTACTTTTGGCCGCGCTCGCATTTGCTTTGCAAATATTTGTCATATCTCTCATAACCAAGACCTCGCACTACGGCGATAATAGCCTTGGCTTGTATCCCGCAGCTCGTACGAAGCTCGCGCAGATCCTCGGCCATTTGACAACCTCCTTCCGTTGTGCTTGACAATCAGCGTGAAAACTGCTACATTGTCAGTAGGTACTTTTGTGTGGGGCCGTTCCCGTGGCTGCGGGAGCGGCCTTTTTATGTGCGCCTAATGTCTTCATTGATCGTCTCTCTTTTCTATCCACTCACCACACATCAAGTTTGCAGGCTTGACTTTTGAAATCACTTGTCTATATGTGGTGTTTGTGATCCTTGCCCGCAGGCCAGCATAAATACCAAATTCCTCGCCAGCCTTGATGCCACTGCCAGCCTTGATGCCCCAGCCAGCCTCGATGCCACTGCCAGCCTCGAT